CTACGATCTACACCGGGGTATTTATGCCCCTTCCAATATTCATATAATTCAAAATCTTTAGGGTCAAAAGTGTCACCAGAAATTCCCCCGTTTTGTTTTTCTACTTTTATTTCTTTAATGTCGATGTTACTCCAGAATAGATGCCTACCTATTTTTACTGTTGGTTTTATTAAGGGTCTATAAAACGGATTGACATTTTCAACACACCATTTTCCTTCGTAGTAATGCTGTAAAAACAAAATAATAGAATATAAACTCATATCTGGTAGTTTTGCGGGTGTATTGGTTAAATTTACTGAAAACTCTCTCCTAAAAGCAGAATGGGTAGTGCAAGGCGGACTTGCCCAAATAAAATCATACTCTTTATAAATCGTTTCCAAATAAGAAAGAGCATCGCCCACAATAGTATTATCTTTTTCAAAATGGTTTTTGTATACAAGAGCAATGTCAGGGTGTGCTTCTACGGCGGTTATTTCATGTTCATCACCCCACTGTAATCGGTTTCCGCCTAGCCCTGCGTAAAGGTTTAATATTTTCAAAATCTCTCTCCGTCAATTGTTATTTCAAAATGGTGCAATACTTCTTTTACATTAGGACACTCTGTTGGCTTCCCAGCACCGCCTAAAATACAACAATACACAGTTCGCCAATCATCGTCAAACACTTTATTCATGCAGTCCCCACAACTCCCTTTATTCCAAAACCACTCAACTAGTGTTATTAAATTACATCTGCCTGATAAAAAACGATGCGGAAAATTATACGCTGCACAATAGCACATCGCTTCATAATAAGGTCTACGCTTTCGGCGGTACCTTTTTCGTAGACTTATCGGCACTTTCATAATTCTCCAAAAACGGGTGCGTGGACTTGAACCACGTCTTTCCGCATTAACTGTGCGGCACTCTAAAAGTTATCCACGTAAAATAGTGACCATGGAGTGTCTTAACTAATCCGTATCTGATAACCCCCAACCCCGTTAATTAGACTAGGGCTGTCTTAAGTTACACCCGTAAAATGTTTTTTCTTTTTTTTTAAAAAGAAAAATGATGACTGCCTGATAACGCAAGCAGTAGTGGCATCGTTATATGCCCAGCACTCACCGTATGCTGTTTTGTGTCTTTTTCCTTATTTCTGCTCCATGAATACAGAACATCGGTAGCAACTGGACACCCCACTATAGCCCCCCAACGGAATTGCACCGCTATTTCCAGTCTACAAAACTGGAATAATTCTCTTATACCAGAAGGGCTTATATATTTATTATAGATATTTACTCACCACCTTTTGGCTGTGTGCCATATCTTTTTTTACGACTTGTTCTTATATCCGCTTCAATGCCTTCCCATTTGCTACGTGCGGCTTCTATCATTTTTTCGTTATTATCGGGGCTTTCTTCGATGAACTTTATTAAATTATCGCGGTTAAAAACCCCACCACCAGCGGCTCCGAACTCTTTTTGGTACTCTTTTTTCAACTCCGTTTCTTTTTCAATAAAGTCCAGCATATTTTCTAAATTTACGCGCTCATACAGGTTTTTAAAATGTTCCAGTGCATTTATTTCTTTTGTTTTACTGTTACCTTTTGACACAGAAACTGTTTTGGTGCTTATCCATTTTTTTACCTTTGCCACGTTTGGTTTTTCGCCGGCTCCCTCTGCACCCCAACTGATTGCTTTAGAAGCAGGGGTCAATTCACCCTTGTCCGTGCGTAGATCAAAAAGAAAATCCAAACAGGTTCCTATATTGTCCAAACCATAATCAAAGAGCAGACTAAATAAACACTCTCTAAAAGGTCGGGGGGTTTTACTTTTAGTTACCTTTGCCTTTACTACCACGCCCACACTTCTACCCTTTTTTTGTATCTTTTTCATAGTAGCAAGCCATAAAACAGTGTGCGCATAAAAATCTAAAGCCTTGCCCCCATTGCGCTTATATTTTTCAAACGAAAACATATCTATATTTTCACGCACCTGTGAAATAATAATTACGAGTATATTTTTATCTTGAATAACCGAACACAATTGCGGAAAAAACTCACGACTCAAATATCTAGGCTTACCCATATTATAAGACCCTTCATTATATTCCTTATTGGCTTTATGTGCCTTTATTCGTGCGGTTGCCTGTTTCTCTGCTTCTATGCTAGATAGTCCATCAAGACTATCTAAAACATAAACACCAAATTGACCTTTGGTAAGGCTTTCTGCAAAGTCTGATATATTACAAAATGCTTGTTCAATTGTTTCGCTGCGTGTACTATCTTTAGTGATAATATCTACGCCATACATCGACTTTGTATCAAAACTATAACCGCTTTCGCAATCATCATACATCCAACGAAAGTTTTTTGAACCATAACGGTGATATGCTGCCGCTATTATCTCGTTCGCTAAAAAGGTTTTTCCGGCGCTCTTATCACCTACTATATTGATAAATTTTCCTGATGGAAAACCATATACATCCGCGGCACCACCCACCACCATATCTAAAACTTCACATCCTGTGCTAAAGTACACTGTTTTATTTTTTTTCATCTTTTGTCCTCTCTTTACTACTCGCTTTATTTTTTCCACGTCCACTTTCAACAAGGGACTTGACACTTTTATAACGGACATATAGTGACCCCTTTCCGGCACCTGCTATTTTAGTTTCTAATTTTCCATTTTTTATCCACCAATAGATATTCATTGGTATTGTCCCTGCTTTTTTAGCGGCAATAGGTACAGGTAGCCATCCTGCTTTTGGTAACTTTTGTATACGATCTATATAATCTTTCATCCTACCTTTGTGAAAAAGATATGGATGGCTGTCACCTTCAATAAATCCCTCTTTTGCGCCTATCTGATATATCCATGCTTTACTTATCGGCTGCCTTCTTTTTTTAAAATATTCACATGCTTGTTTAAATGTCATGTAATTATTTTTTAACTCTTTTGCACTGCTTCCCATTTTTCCTATCCTTTTGTTTATTTAAAATAACCGCGCTTTTTATTATTTGCGCGGTTATTTTTATTTTTTAACTAGCGTTGACACAATCAGACCATTTGTCGCAATCGTCACAATCGTCGTTTTTGTCACAATCGGCTCCAAACCTATGCCCAAACGGACATTTGCCGCCACCCCCTGTTTTAGTTGGTTTTTTCTTTGGCGGTGCTTCGTCTTCTTCGTCTTCGTCTTCGTCTACAACTTTTTTCTTTGGCGGTGCCTTTGACGGTTTTTTCTTTGGCGGTGCTTCTTCTTCGTCTTCTTCGTCTTCTTCGTCTTCTTCGTCTTCTTCGTCTTCTTCGTCTTCTTCGTCTTCTTCGTCTTCTTCGTCTTCTTCGTCAACAGACTTTTTAACAGGCTTTTTCTTCTTTGGCGGTGCTTCGTCTTCTTCGTCTTCGTCTGCTCCAAATAATATCTTTTGTACATCGTCATAGGACGGTATAGGCATAATTGCATCAAAAGAAATTGCCTGTGCCAACAGGTCTTCGTCTATTGGCTCGTCACGTTCCTGGAAAGAAAAAGATTTAAACTCGTTGAATTCAAAACCGCCTCTTGATATTTTCTGCACACGGAACTTTATCTCTTTGCCATGCTCTGGATCGGCAAATTCAATAAATCCTTCATCGTTGTCTTCACCGCGGGCTTCGTCTATAAGTTCTTTTTCAAAAAGGAAATGGCTTACTTCAAAAACCATAAGTTCCCCAGGCTTTTTTAAGTCTTCGATGTTATAAAAACATCTGCGCGAAGCCTTTAATTCACCTGCTTCTTTTTCTTTCCCGTTCTTCTTTAGTGACTCTGCCTGTTCACAAATAGGGCAGGGTTTGCCAAATGTTTTTTTCAAACAAAGAACGGACGAGCCACTGGGACCGACCATACGGTGTGACCATATGTCCATTACATAGTCCATATCACCGATCTCGAATTCTCCCTTTTTAACAAGTGGATGGTTTTTGGTTTGAATAGTGTAGGGTATAATATTTATTCTACCACGTCCAGTAGGCGGTTGATAAAACTTTACATCATGTTCCAACTCACGCCATTTAAAAATACCATTTCCACCACCGCCCTGGTCTTTACTTGCGTATGATGTTTGGTACCGTTTGGAAAGGCTTTTATTGCCCTTCTTTTTTTTCATTGCCATAATTTACGGCTCCCTTTTTATTGATATATTTATAACTTGACAAGTTATTCTTCGTCTTCGTCTTCGTCTGGGTCTGGCGCTTGTCTTTTTCCTTTACTTAATCCGCGCCGTATCTCTTGCTGGGTACGATCGTTGCCTGTTTCACGGCTTCCAGATGGCTGTGCCCAATAACCGCTATTGTATAGTTTTACTAGGTTGTCCAGACTTGATCTGCGATGGTCAAACGCAGAAACTGCTACTGCTAGAGTAGCCGCTTCCTTTTGTGCATGTCTTAATAACGCGCGTGCTTCCATACATTTTGTGTCTTTTGTTAGTTCTGCGTCAATAACACTCTCTGTGAACTTCGTGCCTTGTGTGATAAAATCGTTTCTAATTGCAATGTTTTGTTCTGCGATGATTAGTTTCAATCGGTCTTCTAATTCACCTACTCTGTGTTTGGCTTGCTGTGCTGCTTCCGCATATCGAAAATAATACGAAGGTTGTGAAACGCACTCGGCATCAAGGCTATGTTTGTTGATTAGCAGGTCTTTTTCCACGTCCAATACGATTGTGTCTTTTTGTTTTTTAGTAACTGATTCCTGTTTTGTAGCCATATATTAACCCCTTTTTTTTAAAGTCTATATCTTATTATAGATTTTATTCACCCGATAATAATTGAAGACATCCAAGCACTATCCCGTTTTTTCCCGTATAAAATGTATTTTCAGAAAAACACTCAAGCATTCCAACCGCCCTAGGAACTACGCGCCCAGAAAGTAAAGTGGCTGAAGCATATCCCATAATTGCATATCGCACTTTCTCGCTATCGCTCCAATCCATCGCTTTAATAAGCGGTGCTATGTCTTTCCATCTACTTTTTTCGTTCATAAGAGCGCGACAAAGTTCGATAGTTTCTGGTGTATCGCTTGCATCGTCTACTCTTAACGCATCTTTTTGATCGGCTTCGTCTTCTAAAAATAAAACCTTACCCAAAAGTTTCAACGCTTTACGGCTTCCACCGTTAGACATTTCAACAATTCTTTCTAGTATATCCGCGCCTATTTTTCTTTTTTCTGCGCGTGCGGTGCGTTTTAACAAAAACATCATTTGATCTTCGTTCAATGGCTTTAAGGCGACCGATGAACACCTAGACCTTAAAGGCGCGATAAGTTTATTTGGATCGGTAGTGCAAAGGAAAAAATAAACATGACTGGGCGTGTCTTCTAATGGCTTTAGAAGTGCGTTCATAGCCGCTGCTGTCTGCATGTGCATCTCATCTAGGATATAGACAACCGCTTCACCATCAGAAGGATTATAGCGCATTTGTTCCATTATTTCACGCGCTGTATCTATACCTCTATTAGAGGCTGAATTTATTTCATGAATAGTTAATTCACCTGCACCCAGTTCCTTTGCGCATATCCGCGCCAATGTCGTCTTTCCACATCCAGCGTCACCATGTAAAAGAAAAACACGGCTACCATTCTCTAGTTCCGCTTTTAGGCTTTTAATCGCCGCTTCATTGCCCACCATATCGTCATATGTTTCGGGTCTATATCGTCTGTATAATTCTGTTTTCTTTCCCATTTTAAAATCCATCCTTTTATTTTTTTAGTCTTTCCATACTTTTATTATAGGAACTTTGTCATCAAGTAATCCGGCTTCAACTATCTCTGCCCAACTGCCATCTACTGGTGAAACGCTTTTTTCTATCTGCAACGGTACAGTTATCCATTTCCAGTCTTCTACTATCTTTTTACATCCCTCGTTCCACATAATATAATCTATATATGGTTCTTCATCGGGGTGGACAGACACTATAACAGAGTCATGTATTTGTCCCATCACCCTAGATTGAAGCCTATCGCGTGTTATATGCTCGGAAAGTTTAGAAAAAGTCCTAAGCAAACAATGGAACGCGGTGCCTTGTGTTTGATAGTTACACACATCGTTCTTTTTCATATGTCCGTAAAACCTAAATCCCAAATGCGTTTCAATAAATCCCTTTTTCAAATATTGTTTATAAATATCCTTTTTCCACTGCTTGTACACTGGAAAACGATTATCCCAAAAATCTTTCTCTATCTGTTTAACAAACTCTATATAATCGGTTAAGTGACGTACTCCATTGTTTTTTAGATTTTCTTTGGCTTCCTTTGAACATGAATCCCATAGATTTTTCGCACATTCTTCATACCAACTCCCGTAAAACTCAGGAAAGACAAACTTATTTTTTGCTATACCTCTATCATAGCCAGATAACTCCCCACGCTTAAACATAAATAATTCTTCTCCACAATCGCGGTGCATGTCTGTTGACGCATCGGTAACATATTTAATTAAATTGGGGTCACGATTATAAACCGTAGAAATGGCAACCTCTATCCCTTTGTAATCGTATTCCACTAATTTATGCCCAGGGTATGGTTTCAATAAACTGCGTATTATACGACTAACTGCCTTGTCACGTTTTGGAAAGTTTTGAAAGTTTGGACTATCGCTACTTGACCGATATGTGATAACGGTATGCAGATTGAAAAACGGGTGTATTCTTTTGTTAGTGACCTCTCTCATAACACCGTCTAAATAAGTACCTGCTAACTTATCATATTTTTTCCAATCTAGTATTTTTTTAACAATAGGTTCGTTGATTTTTTCTAGTGATACCTTATCTGTAGAGGCACCCGTTTTTGTACTAGATATAGGTTCGTAGTCCATAATGTTAAATATTAAATGCTGTATATCGGCAGCCGCCGATGGTCTAAAAGTGTGCTGCTTATCCCATCCCTGTTTTTCTGCTTCTTCTACTATGTCTTTTAATAAAAGGTTTTGTGTTTTTTCTATATCCTTTTTTTCACGCTCAACGCCTACTGTATCAACATACATGCCATTTGTTTCTGCTATGGCTAAGTGTACAGACGATTGAGAAAAAAACCGCCATGCTTTTTCTTGTTTCTTCGTCATTTTTTCTTTTAGTGTTTCGTATAGCCAATATGTATATAACGGGTCAAAAGCGTTATATTTAAGCACCATGTCCATCGGTGCCTGTTCGATAAGATTAAATCCATTAGCACCATATACCCTTGTTTCTTTTTTAGGCGTTTCCAAATATCGGTCTATACTATCGTCATATCCAGCAACGCCATAATTACAATACACTAAAGGCTTTAATCCTACGCGCCTTTGATTATTATATACCTTCGACATTAACATAGTATCCGCTTCGAGATTGCGTGGAAAATAACCCAAGATAGCCTTTGTCCATATCCATTCAAACTTTGCATTATGGGCTATCCATTTTATACTACGATGCCTCATTAATTTTTTCCACGTCTGTCTAAAATTGTCCGTATCAAAAAAAGGGAACGCGTAAGACACCAGTCCATCGGACAATGCCGCCGAATATATACGGTGACACTTTCTATAGGGCTTTCTACCCGTTGTTTCATAATCAAATGCCATGTACTCTGGTGGTGCTTTTATTAGATTTTCTAAAGCCGTTATAACTCTATTTTCGTTTTCTATTACTTTTATTCTTTTTTCGTCGTTTCTCTTTTTTATAGGTGTATTTAATAAATCTAATGCTTTCGTAAAGCAGTCAACAGTTTGTCTAATATAGATCGTGTCTTGTTTGGTGTCATCAAGTACATTTGACCAAAACGGTTCCCATGTAGGTAGTATCCACTTTTGAAAACGCTGATCGGGTATTACTTCACCCGCCCAATCCGTTGTCCCATTTCCCGATGTTTTATTATTTAAAATATCACCAGATACTCCCATCGTAGCCCAATATCCAAAAGGAATAATCACGCGTGGGTCTAGGTTTTGTATATCGGCATGTAGTCGCTCTCTGCACGCTCCCACAGATAAACTATTCACTTTGCCCCTGCACCGCACCGCGTAAACAGTCCAACAATCCTTTTCAAAATCAATTCCCGTTAATTCTTCTATTTCTTCACGGTAGACCTGCCCATATGCACCTCTCCACGGAAAGCCCATTTTGTCTTCACTTTCACTAGGGCTATCTAATACAAGCAGTATTTTTTTCGTACCTCTACCATATACTGGGATTTTGGAATTGATACAATCGCGGGTTTTGCTACATTGGCTACATGTGTGAATTATATTTGTGTTTTTCTTTGGACTCTCGTCACCGCGTATAATATTCAAATCTATTTCTGTCAAAAACAAAATAAAACCCCTTTGAAGAAAAAGCAGGGGCTGGAAGCACCCGCTTTTTTAAAAACTACTCTACTTCTTTTGATTGGAAGGTACTCAACACATGCACGGAAAAATCACCTGTAAAGATTAGTCTGTTTGTCTTCTTTCCACCTTTTTCTGCTGCGTGAATATAGAACTTCATCGATCTTTTTGCCGCATGGCTCATCATCATAGATGATACATTTAAGACAAAATCGTCAATATCGGGTGCTGTGTCTGGTTCCCAATCGACATTTTCTCTGTACTTGCCAGCGGTGCGCTGCGCAAATACGCTGATGTGTTTTTTAGATAATGTTAATTGTACAGTTTCGTAGTCTTCCATGTCCATAGAAAAAGATGAAGCACGATCAATAGCGGCAAATAATTCTTTTGGAAAAACGCCTGTGATATCGCCTTCTTCTTGCTTATGCGCATCTAATAAGCCTATTATTTTACTTAATGGCCATTTCTCTGCTTGAAGTGTTTTAACAGAAAAAACACAACCATTTTCTGTTTTAAAATGAATCCAACTCTTTTTTAGACAGAGGTACTTCAAACCCACCAACTTCAAAATCTCATTTACTGCTGGATCGCTTATCCAAACCAATGGAAGTTTTGCGCTGGGAAGTAGGCATTTGTTTATTTGCCAGCCGTCTGTAGATACAACGGTATCATCTTTAAAAATAATACCAGACAGTGAAGAACGGTTACATGACATTTTACAAAGTCCTAAAGCCATTTGAAAGTCTTTAGGCACTTCTATCCATTCTTCATCAACCGCATCGACATTGGCAAGACGTGCTTTAAAATCGAACTCTATTTGGTTTAGTTCGATTTTTGCCTTACCACTTTTTAACACCAACTTTCCATCGGCGCAAGTGGCTTTTATTTCTTCACCAGACATTTTATTGATTGTGTTGAAAAACTCGTTTGCACGCACTGTTGACTCAATCGGTTCCTCAATCAATCCCGTTTCTACGATGGGCACTCGTACCGACATAATGTCATTGTAGGTGTAGACATGCCCACCAGAAAAAATAAATGTATCCGCACCTTCTAGGGATACATTTCCACTTTCTACGCCAGGCATACACTGCTTTAGTACGTCCAGCAAATCCGTTCTTTTGATAGTCATTTTTAACCGCCTTTATATTTTATTTAAAATTACCAAACTCTATATTGTCGCAAATCATCGAAGCAAAGTTAATAACATCGCCCGCTTCCATTGCTATTTCTATCGCTTCTAAACAACGATCTTTTTCGCTGCCTTTACGATCACGCTCTGCAACCAACATTTTTTGATATGCTTCTTCTAACTCACATACCTCTTCATTCAAACGGCTTATCAAATAAGCCGTTGATAATTGTCTATTGTCCGGCTTGCGTTGGTTCCATGGACTATATGCCTTTACTCTAGCATAGCGTAAACCAGCGTTCAATACTCTTTCTATCGTCTTATAAAACATTTTTACACCCCCTCTTTCTTTTTTCTATAATCCCACGATACTTCTATAGCATTTGCAAACCATGTCAGCATTATACCACGCGTAGGTTTTTCGTTCTCCATTATTTCCATAAAGGCATCTGCCCAATTAGAAGCGTTATCGCACAATGCAGCATACATTTCACTCGTCTTCATTTCCTTATACATTTGAAGCCCCTCTTGAAGAATAAATAGCATAGATATAATCTGGGAGTAATCTTTCTTTAAAAAATCGAAGACCCTTTATTCCCAAATCACCGCCGTCATTTATTTCTTTATGTCCATATATTTTGTACATCTCTTGAAAAAATCTAATACGCGCGGTTTCCGACAACCCTCTTATGTTGGGAATAGTTAAACACCCTCTGAGATTTA